TATCACGCAAAGGTTTTGGTAGGTCTGCCTCATCTGTTAAACTTTTCCAATATCTATAACTAAAAGTTACACTTATCTTTTGTACATCTGTTGCTTGTTGTGCAGATAATGATTGTGCAGCTATTGTTTTTGGAAAGCATTCTATTAATTGTACTCCGTATCTTCTTCTATCTTTTTGGTCTAATTGATGTATTTCTAACGCACCACTGTAATCATCATAATAACCCATTGACCAAGTTTGTGGATTGTATGCAAGTCTTTGCCAAGTTTCAAAGAATGATTTTTCTCTCATATCAGATGAGCATCTGAACACACCAGTTATTTCTGCATAAGAATAACCTTGCACTATTTCTCTTGTTGGGCCGTATATGTTTGTATCTGGTGCAGTGTCAAGGTTACGGCCAGGAAACTCTATGGACTCACATTGCAGTCCAGTTTTTCTTGTTGTTCCTTCACCAGTATTCTCTTGCATAACTTTTGCAAATATATTATTTAATGCACCTTGAGGTTTACCTCTAGTTCCTTGTGGTGGTAGTATTACAACTTCATACCTTGAGGGTAATGCATAACCATCATCAGAACGAAACTCTGCGAGTATCTCGTTTAGAACACCGTATGCAGTTCCCTGTAAAACTCTTCCTAAATTAAATTTGGGCATTAAATCATCTTCCTTGAATCTTTCCAAACCTCTGATGCAGTGGCTTTGGAGAATCTTTGAACTGGTAATAATGTTGCAACTGTAAACTCATCTGCATCTACTCTACGAAATCTTGATTTAACTTTACCAGCAAGATATCTTTTTATTGTTGGTCTAATAAGTCTTACTCTTTTTAAGTTTTGATAATTTACATTTAATCTTGTAGACTCATCAAACTTTGTGTTGTTACTAAAGTCTACTAATCTATCTAGTAGTTTCATTCTTAATGGTATTGGTAAATAGTGTAAATTAATTCCTAAGAACCCATCATTATAATTCTCTAATGGCAACACTAGTGGAAACCTATCGTAATATGGTAATTTCTTTTTTAACTTTGGGTCATAGAAAAACATATTCAATCGACCAAAGAAAGGTCTTGTTGCTTGTTTACCATCTCTGATTAAATCTAACGCACCAGGCTTACCAAATTCTTTGATTTTATCTCTATACCAGTCTGTTGATTTTGGTCTACCTTTAGCTGCATCTACTACACTTTTAATGTATTTACTTGGAACGGCCATCTAATTTCTTTCTATTTTCCATGTGTATTTCGTCTATATCATACTTAGATTGACCATGATACTCTACTGCGTAGTGATTGTCAACCATAAACTCATTAAGTATTACCATTCTATCAAGGTGTGGTTCGTGTACTTTAAACTTACCAAGTACCCTTCCAAATTTACCTGTCTTATCTTTTTCTGTAATAAGTATCTGCATAGAACCGATAGGCATTAAAGTTAGAACTAACTTTTTGGCCATCATACCATACTTCTTTTCTTCTAAATCTCTGGTTCTACTTTCTGGTGTGTCTATACCATATAACCTAACACGTTCTTTGTGTAACCACACACCGAACCCTAAGTCGATATCTACATCAACTGTATCACCGTCAATTACCTTGACTATTTTACATCTGTATTCGTACATAATACTATTTATACTTCGGATTGAGATGGTCTTCAGTAAGTATCTTAAATTCCATACCTCTGTTCTGACACCAATCTATTGCAGATTTCCATTTAGCTTGATTAATACCCCAAGTCTTTACTTCATTATACCATTTGCGTGTGCGTTTCTTTGGTGTTTTGATAGGTTCTTTACACTGATGTTTAGGTTTGACCTCGATAAGAAACTTCTTGACACCACCTGTAGTTTGTTCTATCTTGATATAGAAGTCTGGGAAGTATCGGTGCATTTTACCGTCCCAAGGCGACCTGTAAGGAACGATTATTTCCTCACTACCCCACTCTACAACTTTATCATTTTTATCACAATAGACCATAAACTTAAGTTCCCACGAAGAACGGTAGACAACCTGTGATGGGTCACCCTTGTATTTTTGTGGGTTCTTTGGAATATATTTACCTTTGTATGTCATGTCGACTAAATACCTTCATAGGAGTATTTAGACATGGCAATAGACTTCGCAAAAGGTATCGCAACTCAGGTAGTCAACACAGGATTAAGAAAAGTAGCTGGTAATTTACCAGGCTTACTTGGTATCAACAAAGGTAAAACAGGAATAAATAGTTCTGATACTGCACCTCTCAATGAAAGAGGAAAGGCAAGTCCTAATTTATTTCAGTTTCCACTAGATGTTGCTGGTGACCCAGGCATAGGTAATCATGGACATTATATTATCTTTTTTATCAATGAACAACAAAGTTCAGAGTTAAGATTTACAGATAGGGTCAAAGATGGTAAGTTAACATTAGCTAAAGAAAAAAGAAAAAGAAATATATTGGAAAAAATAAAAGATGAAAAAGGTAACGCAGTAGACAACACTCAAGACCAACTTGTAAATACTGGTTCTAATAGTGTGGGTAAAGATACTACGGTTGGTTTAAAAAATGCTAAGGGTGAAAAAACAGAAGATGAAAAAATTGCAGAGATTGTAGATAAAGCTCAATATGTTAAAGTAAAAAGACCTCCAACAAAAAGATTAGATACTGCAATCGCAATGTATATGCCTGCACAGGTTCAAGTAACATACGGTACAAAATATAACGATACAGAGATTAGTCCTTTTGCAGCTGCAGCTGGTGAAGCAATTACTAATGCAATGGGTGGTATGGGTTTAAGTGATAATTATAATCAAGTCGTTGGTAAAATATCAGAAGGTTTAAAAAAGAAAGGTGTTTTAATGGGACTTAGTGTTCTAGATGGAATTGGTATTAGTGGTGCAAGAGAAGCACTTGAGATTGCATCTGGAGAGATTATTGCAGATAGAATGGAACTTGCATTCAAAGGTGTTGATAGAAGGTCATTTCAATATACCTTTAAAATGATACCAAGAAACTCAAGAGAAGCAGATGAAATACGAAAGATTGTTTTTGCATTTAAATCAAATATGTTGCCTGAATTAATTGGTGGTAAAGATAGAGATACAATGCGTGTTCCTAATACATTTAATATCCAGTATATGTATCAAGGTAAAGAGAATGATTTTATTCATAGAGTATCAGAGTGTTTTCTTGAGAATGTTCAAGTATCTTATGGTGGTGATAGGTATAAAACATTTGAACCACATGACGATACTGGAGCTCCACCTGTAGAAACATCAATTACACTTGCATTTAAAGAGATTGAGATTATGACCAAAGAGAGAATTTTCGAAGGATATTAAAAATGTATTTTGACTCATTTCCAGTTATCCCTTATGATTCTAAGGGAGATTTAAATTTTAAAGATGTAACCAACCTTTTACGAAGAGTTGGTATGCGTACTAAATTAAAAACTAATACTTTATTGTATGACACTTATGATGTAAAAGAAGGTGAAACACCAGAGATGATTGCACATAAATTATACGGTGATGCAAAGTTACACTGGATAATATTATTAATAAATGAAATAACTGATAGGTATCACCAATGGCCTATGAGTGGTATGCAATTTTTAGGTTACATTAATGACAAATACTCTAATGTAGATGGAATACATCACTATGAATCTACACAGACTTCTGGTGATACTAAAGTTAAAATAGAAGTAGTAAATGATGTTGATGAGAACGCATACACAGGTTTAACACCAATTACAAATCGTGAGTTTGAAGAAAGTGAACAAGATAAAAGAAGAAAGATACGATTAGTTGACCCTAGTTTTGTAGAACAGTTTGTAGATGAGTTTAAAGCACTAATGAATGAGTCTGCAATCTAATGGCTTTAGGTGATTCAGTACAATATGCAGGCGAATATAAATTAGTTGAATGTACTCTTTTTTCTTCAACAGGCGTTAGAGCAAGACTAGACTCAAATGTAATTCAAATAAACATATATGAAAATATATTTGCAAGTGCAGTCATGGTTAATTTGACAGTTACAGACCAAAACAATATGATTATGAATATGCCTATTGTCGGTCAAGAGTTTGTATCATTAAAAATAGAAACGCCAGGCGTTGGTACAATTGATTATTCAGAGAATAAACTTTGTGTTCACAAATATACTTCAAGAGAAGATATTGCAAATGGAACACAAATTTATGAACTAAGTTTAATATCTCCAGAAGCATTAAGAAATAACAGAACAAGAGTATCTAAGTCATACACAGGTATTAACTCTGATATTGTTACCACTATTTTACAGGATAAAACTTTACTGAATACAGGTAAAGATATTCATGTTGACGAAACATCAAGAATAAGAAGATTTGTTGCACCTAACGTAAGACCAAATGAATTTATATCTTATCTTACTAGAGAGTCAACATCTAAATCGTACAACAATTCTCCACATTACTTATTTTATGAGAATAGTAGAGGTTTTCAATTTAGATGTTTAGATAGTTTGTATAACCAACCAGCCATGGGTATATTTTTTGGTGGTGAAAATATGAGTATTGAAGGTGAAAATAAAAGAGGTAATTTAGAAAAAGATTTTCAAAGAATGATGGCCTTTGCAATGACTACAAGTAATGATACTCTTCTAGCATCTAGAGGTGGTATGTTAAGTTCTAAGTTAACAAGATATAATATATTTCACAAAAACTATACAGAACATACTTTTAATTATTTTGATAACTTTGAAGACCACAGTAGAATAGATGAAAATCCTATATATAATCAGACAGTCATAGATGAATCTGATAATACAATTGGAGATTTTCCTAGTGCAAACATACAGCTACACCCAACATCATTCAATGGTACAAATGACGCACAGTTCTACGACACAGACACAGGTTACTCATACTCAGACAATCACGCAGAAGAATGGATACTCTCAAGAAGGTCAAGAATGACAGAACTGTCTTCTGGTGGATTGAGAGTAAATTTCCAAGTTCATGGATACTGTAATCTTGCAGTAGGAGAAAAAGTTCAGTTAACAATGCCTGTTACTGGTAAAGACCATGGCAATAGTAAAATAGATACCTTTTATAAAGGGGACTTTTTGGTCACACAATTAAGACATAGCTTTGACCAATCAGAAAGAAAACATATAATGTATATAAGTGCAACTAAAGATTCAATACCAGCAGAGTTTACCAATGTAGCAAAATCTACTGAACCTGTTGGTGGTAAAGGTTTAATCAAAACATATTAAAGGAGACTCGTACAAAATAATTCATATTATTATATAACATAACCCAAATGGAGAAATACATGAAGAAGAACATGAAAAAAGGTAAAACTAGAAAT